ATTGAGGTAAAGTATAACCCGGAATACCCATAGGACCATAACCTTCAGACCCACCTAAATTACGTGGATCAACGCTCGGCATACGGTTTAATCGCTCCATATCAGAAAGCTGACTGCCAATACCCGGAGCCATCTGCTCTGCGCGCTGAACGGGTGCGCCATTAGTCTCAAGTAAGCCAGCAGCAGAAGGTATTTCCTGCGAGGCTTTACCCATCAAACCTTCAGACTGATTCAATCCGCCGCCGTCAAACAAATCAACGTACCACGGCACATATTCGCGCGTTTCTGGATTAAAATAACCGGGAAGGCTATCGCTTCCAGTAATTTTCATCATTTCATCGCCACGCGCTCCAGCTTCCGCTGCTTTACGCGTGCCTAAAAGCGACTTTAATCCGCCAAGGTCAAGTTCCTTGCCGCGCTTGGACGATAAGTCGCCAAGAAAATCAAAAATACCCATTTAAGAGTCCTCATTTTTTAGCACAATAGCACATTTGTTTTACAAAGGCCACGCAGGGGGTATTCCCCGCAATATCACACATCCTCCAAGCCATCCATGACCTTTTTCATCCTATCATTTAACTTCCAATGCCCAGCGCGCCACCTCGCAGCATACTGCGCATCCTCTAAATCCAACCCCCGACCAATATATGTCTTGATCCAATTATTCATGCGAATATTTTTCATTTTCGGCGATAACTTGTGAAACGGAATAGGTTTCATGCAATACCTTTCAAATTTCGCTTAATAACTTGCTTCCAACTTGACATAGCTCCGGACAACGCAGTCGCCGCGTCACTCGCCATAGTTAAACATAAAGCATCAGCCAAATCCGGCGACCTTAGCCCACGCTTGCGCATGTCGTCTTTACTTTCAGCTTTCATCTTGCCGCCGGGCGTAAACGAAAATCTAATTGCAGTTAATTCTGCCAGCAATTGATCGTCATTCGGTAATTTGCACGAACGATCCTCCAACCAACCCTTAGTCTTAAACCAAAGCTCAGCACGCAAATTCATGTAAGTATTTCCCATAGCCGGAGCCTCGCCAACATTAATACCCCGCACAGGAACGCCCAACTCACGCAGTCTATCCACAACGCCGCCGCCAACGCCAATACTGTCAACCAATATCTCGCTAGGCTGCATAGAGGGCGATAAGCCCTCGTATTCGGCCATAACGCGCCCAACAGTCTGCATCAAATCCAAGCCCTGCCAAGACGTAATCTCAGTCACAACATTGCCATACCGCTTACAAAGCGCAGTCTTATCCGAACCAAACCTAGCCACATCCAAGCCCCAGATAGGCTTCTGGTCAGGCGTAACCTGAATATCGCGGCGAATAGCGCTCTCAACCAAGTGAAACGGAATGATCGTATCATCATCCGCCATAGGAAACTCGCCCAGCACACGAATGCGGAAAGCATTGCTATCCTCACCGTATCTTGCACGCATCTCATCAACAAACTCGTCAGACACAAGTGGGCTATCCACGCAAGACCAACGCCGCGTCCACCAAGTGTCTTTAAGGCGCGTCTGGCTTTCGTAAAACGTACCGCTAGATCGCGTCGGGTTGCTCAGCAATATCGTAGTCGCAGCGTGGCCCGACATAGAACCAGCAGCAGCCTCAAACACCTTCTCAGGCACACCAGAAGCCTCATCCACAACCAACAGCACATTCGCAGAGTGTACCCCAGCAAGTGCCTCGGGCGTCTCAGCGCGTGACGTTCTAGCCGAAATAAAAGCCTCAGACGGAGCCGCAGTTAGCTCAACCCGGTCAGACTTAACCGTCAACAAAACCTTCAACTGATCCGGCAGCTCATTAATCCATCGTTTTAACTCGGCAAACAAAGCATCAAATAACTGGCCGGACGTGGGGGCCGTAACCACAACCTTATTCGGAAACCGAAGCATGACGTACCAAAGCATAGCCCAAGACGCCGTCGTTGACTTGCCAGTACCGTGTCCAGACCGCACAGACATCTTACGCTCGCCGTTCGCCAGCGCGTTAAGAAACTCAGCCTGATAGTCGTACGGCGTTGCGCCCAACACTTCCTGCACAAACAAAACAGGGTCATCGCGGTAACGCAGCACAAATTCTTCTAAAGGGTTGGTTTCACTCATCTTCTGTCCAATCTGTTAAATATTCGGCGCAGAACGTAACTGCGGGCCAGGCTAACCAACGTGAAGGCTAAACCAATGGCAAAACTATCACCAATGGTGACGTTGTAGCCAAACAGAGGCAGGATCAGCACATTCGCCAGCACGCTCACAAGGTAGCCGATAGCTACATTCGTGGTAGCCTCAAAAGCGGAGTTACGCTTCGACTGCATCTATACGCTCCTTGGCAATGGTAAAGTATGTCTCGTCCATCTCAATGCCGATAAATCTACGGCCCGTGTTGACACAAGCAACGCCCGTTGTGCCGCTGCCCATTGTAAAGTCCAAGACAGTCTCACCTTCGTTAGTGTAGGTCTTAATTAAATATTCCATTAGGGCAACAGGCTTTTGAGTGGGGTGGACGGTATTCCCTTGAGATTCAAAGTTTAAAACTTGACGAGGATAATTTGTGAACTTTTGTGTATATTCTTTTCTGGTTATACCGCCAGTAACAACGCTAGTAGCATTGCTAGTAACTTCGCGAGCCATATCGCTCGCGGAGTTCTTCTGAAGTTTATTTAAAATTTTTAAGCCTTGAGCGTTGTAGGTTGGCTGCTTCTGATAAAAGACCAAAACATCTTCAATATTTTTCATTGGCCTATTTTTCGCGTTTAAGTGGCCCGTTGCCTTGCTCTTTTTCCAGTACCAGCAATATTTCAACATATTAATCTGAGATGCACCAAGAACGGACGTAAACGGCTGACTTGCGGTCATCACGATAGCGCCATTCTTTTTTGTCACACGCCTCAGCTGCTCCCACATAGGCTCAAACGGAATAACGCTATCCCACCTACACTGCGTCGTGCCATAAGGCGGATCGGTCAAAACCATATCAACTGAGCCGTTACGGATTTCCTTCATGCGCTCCAAGCAGTCGCCCTGTCGTAAATCAATCATCGCTCAAGTCCTCATAATCCGCGTCAATGGCCAATGCCTCGCGCTCACGGTCTTCCGCGTCAATCGACTTCAAATCAGAGTTGACTTTTCTGAGAGCGTCCAAATGCATGTCGCTCACGGATATGGTTACGTTGGTCTGTGGCCGATTGCCGTATCGCTCCTGATTATACGAGCCTGCCATAAACTTGCGCCACTGCACCTTCTCGCGCGTGGCCGAAATCTCCGACGTAGTGCTGGCCCCGTCTAGCGCGTCAACCATCTCCAAGCCCTCCTCAACCAACGCGTCTGCCGCAGTTTGCCGCGCCTTTGACACGGCAGAAGCATATTCCGGAATAGCGTGGATGGACTTGCTGAGATACTCACGGCTGCACTCATACTCAGCAGCAAGCTTGGTCAGTGTCTTGCCAGAGGCGAGCTGGTCAAACAGGTAGTCTGCTCCGCCCTGCTTGGCGATATCCGCGAGGATGCGCTTGCGTAAAGGTTTGCCTGCCATTTGTGGAACTCCCATTTTATATTTTTTTTACATTGTTTAGGGGGTGTAAGGCAAGGGGGTACGGGGGGTTGGCACAGGGTGACACACGGTGGCGCTCGTGTGTGTGAAAGTAATAATAACACTACCCCAGAAAACGTTGACCGGGGGGGGTATTTTACATACCGTCTACCAAATACAGAACACTGTATTGCGTATACCGTATACCGATGTGGTACATAGATACCCCAAGGCTTGACCTATTGCCTGCCTTATTCCTGCCTTATTCCTGACACATTGTTGCCACTATCTTGACACATTTAAGGCGAATGCATTACGCGGACGCGCCGCGTGTGTCAGTGTGGAATTGGTGTGCCGTGGTACAGTTAATTCTATTGTGACGTAACGTCACTATATACAATGCCAATCTATTCGATATGGTGATTGTACAAACACACAAACATGGAGTGAAACAATGGCACATGAGATTAAGCGCAATTACGTCGATTATTACGTCGAATATACCCCAAATGAAAATGAGGGGAAACAGTGGGAGCAACTCACAGAGGATCAATTTGTTAGCCTTTGCAATGAACACAAGGCTAAACTTCGCGGCATAGAATGGGAAAGCAATATCTATTACGCTCATTTGACAGGCCCCACAGTTGTTATCATAGACAAGCACGGTTTATTTTACTCGTAAACAAACACAAACAAAGGAAACAAAACAATGAACAACTTTTACCTTACAGAATATTGCAACGACATAGCCGCTGAAATTGCGCGTGATGCGCGTGACTTTGATCATGCTATTGATTGGGCGCATGAAAGCGCCGACGGTTCAGAATATGTTATCTATTACCACAAAGCGCATGACGTTTGCCAGAATTGCAACATTGAACAAGGCGAAGACTTTTTTGCTGATTGCTATGGCAAGGAACACGGCAAGTCATATGACGAAATAGCTTGCATTATGTCCTATGGTGAAATCAATGCGCGCATCTGCTCAAAGCTTTGGGAAATATTTGAGGCGCGTGAAAGTGAGGCGGCATAATGCAAAATCTTTGGACAACCGAAAATCACATTGTCGATTATCACGCGGGTTTTATCGTTATCGAAGAAACCTCAACCGGGCATAACTTTACCGCTCAATTGAAAAGCAACACCGGGCGCAACATAACGCGCGCGCAGTTTATAAGCGGCGTAAAATCGCACGGCATTGACCGGGCTTGCGTTACATTCAAAAAACTAGCTGGAAAGGTTCAAGCATGACCCGCCGCCAATCAAAACTAATACGCCAGCAAGTCCGCGCCATTCTATTGCAAATCAGCTTAGGCGCTTGCGCCGGGCTGGCAATTGGCGCGGTTCTATTTTTAAACCTGTAAGGAGATAAACAAATGAAACTTATGGAAATGAACGAAGACCAATTGTGTGAATACCGTGACTTTGGTGATGCCAAATTGCAAGAGCGCGTCAAGGCTGAGTTTCGACGCCGCCACGCAGCGCAAGATGCTTGGAGCGCCGACGAACTTGCGCGGCCCGTATGGAATAAACCGGGCTTATATCTGACAAAATCGCAATTAAAACCGAATCATAAACCATAAACAAAATCGCCCGGCCACTGTGCCGGGCTTTTTAATGCATTGTGTCACCCTTGAGCAATTCACTGTCATGCAATTCGCAAAGCACTTCTGCGAGGCTTTGCATCAACCTTTCCGGTGTTGTTTCGTTCAATCGCTCTTCGCAATAATCAATTAATAACCCGGCTTCCACCTCAGCTTGATCATTGTCTTCGCATTCTAGCAATAATCGCAAATCAATCTTAAACGCCATTTGCCCCGCCCTTCAAAAGACGCCCGGCACGGATTGGAAACATGCCGGGCGTTAGTTTAGGCTAAGCTTTGGGAGGAAAGCCCCGCCTAAGCCGTTTATAGCCCCATATAGGCACGGAAGGCAAGTTTATGTGGTTTGGTCCAGCTCAGCGGCTAACGCGCAGTATGCAGCCGCGTCTAGGCTGGAATCTCTATGACCTCCGGAAGATTGGCGCATTCTTGCCAATTTCAATAACACCATTAAATTTGCTACGTCTCGCGGCGAAACTTTATGCGGCGAAAGATAGGCGCTCCACATTTCGGCAATGCAAGTAAAATTGGTTTGGGCGTCACCATAGGATTTTGCACGCTCTCCACCGGGGTTGATTAGCTCCAGAGCTTCCGTCAATATTTCGCTTCTAATATTGTCACTCATTTTTTCTTCCTTTTATTCTGCATTTCCATTTTGCGCCGCAAGATTGCGTTGCGTTCGTCAAGTGTCCAGCTTGGTTGACTTGGATCAAATTTCCGGCGGTTTGCAAATCCTTCCAGCTCTCCAATATCCCGGCAAGCGTTCAACCTGTCACT